GCCCATCTGCAAGGTGTAATCGAAACCTTGTATTCGCAACTGATAGGCAAACGATACATGATGGCAAGGGAAGATGCTAACGGAAAGTGGATTCGTGACCCTAAAGAATCGAGAATCTGTCAAGGCACTCAGTTTGAAAAGATTATCAGAGGGGTTGTTGAAGCGTATCTTTATGGCTATACATTAATTGAAATCATGCAGGAAGTTGACCCTGACACTGGTAAGTTGAAGGAAGTGAACTGCATCGAAAGAAGATGTGTGCTTCCTGACCAACAACGTGTAGTGAAGTATTGGCACCGGTGGAACCCTGGATGGGACTTGAACGCCGAACAATACAAACATAATTATGTCCTGATTAATACCGGAGGATTCGGATTGTTTGCTGCTACAACACCCTTGATTCTCGCTCAGAAATATACATTGAGTAATTGGGTGAACTTCAGCCATACTTATGGTCAACCGATTATCCATGGAAAGACTGGTGCTGAAGACAACGAATCACGCCAGAGACTTGCAAACAAGATTGCATCGGCAGCACAGAACAAGGTTTTGGTGACTGGTAAAGATGATGAAATTGACATCAAGGCATTTACTATGTCCAACTCAGAAAAGATTTATGATTCACTTATCCATTATGTAAACAAGGAAGTTTCAAATCTTATTCTAGGTTCTGAATCTATGGCTGGTGGTATGCAGTCCTATGTAGGTTCCACCAAAGCTCATGAAGACATTTTCCGTGCTAGAATCAACACATACAGAACCAACGTGGAGAATATCATGAATGAACAAGTTCTCCCGATTCTGAAGTATTGGAAAATCATTTCCCCTGATGTGTTCTTCAAATACAGCAATAAGATTGAAATGTCTGATGAGAATAAAATCAAGCTCTATGATATGCTTACCAACAAATACGAAATCGATGCTGAAGAAATCAACAAGGAATGGGGTATCGAAGTCGGAAAACAACGAAATTTCGAAACTGGCAACAATGGCTCAACTGTTGGTGGCGGTGATGATGACCCGGATGGAATTGTCCGCATGAGTGATGAAGAGTATGAAAAACGTTATGGTCATCCAAGAAACAAGATAAATTTTCTGTCAGGGGTGCAATAAAAGGCGGTTGCACCTCTGAACTCTCCAAGAACATACAAGCTTCCATGACTGATGAAGAAAAACTTCAGCATGAAAGCGAGTATAAGGAGTTGCTTGCCTTGTTTATAGCTTTACTGAAGAACATCAATTCCGATACGAAGGAAGAAGCATTGTATGCGCTTGCAGAATTGAGAGCGGAATTGGCTATCAACCACGCTTTCAGAGGATTGAACATTGATGTGGATGAAGCGCTTATGCTTCTTAAAAATATGAATGACGAGAATCTGACCCAGCATGATAAGGATTTGCGTGACCGTATAATTGCAGCTGTAAACAATCTCATTGATTTTGCCGTATGTGAAGAATACCAATTGTATCAGGAAGTTCTTGAATTATGCGATGACGATGAGATAGACTTCAATTCGGAAGAATATGAGGAACTGGAAGCATTGTGTGAAAAGTATAATGATACTTATGCTGCAATCGAGAACTCGGACATTGAATATGCAGCTATGGTCGCCGGACGTTGGATAGGTATGGGCAGCCGTGACTATGTGGTCTATTGGACACAGAATGACGCTAAAGTCCGTCCTTGGCACATGGAACTCCAAGGGTATGCAGCACCAAGAGATGAATTTCCTTCCTGGATGATACCGCCTATTGAGTGGAACTGCCGTTGTTTCCTTGAAGTTCTTGATGTGAGGGCAAAACAAGCTGATGTCAAGAAAGTCATGGGTTCTGCAAGTAAAATTCAGAAGCCTAAACAACTGAGTGACGTGTTCAGTGAATCATTGGCTACTTGTGGCAGGATATTCGGTCCATCACATTCATACTTCCAGGTCAAGGAAGAGGATAAGGATATGCTGCAAGGTTTTGTTACACGCATAAAGGAACAATACTATGGCTAAGAAGTTTGACCCCTCAAAATACGAATATAGTAAAGCCACCGGAAAACTTTATGTTAAAGGTGGAAGCGAAGTGACCAACCCCAGGGTACTCAAACAATGGAGAGAATCCATGGGGCATGTTCAAGGCACTGTCAGGACTAGAAGTAAGTCACTGGCAATGCCTTCAAAATACAACAAGTTTTTCAATTCATCTTCTTTAAAAAGTGACAGTTTTATAAAAGCTTCACGTCCACTTGGTTTGACTGGTGGTAAGAACCCCGAATATGGATGGCATCGTGCTGTTTATGGAAAAGTTGATAGCCCGACAAAGGATTCTTCTACAAGGCAATGGGGTTCGATGCGCAACCAACTTAGCAAGAAGGATATTGGAAAATCAAGCATTGGTAAGGGCGTTATATTGCATGGCAGTAAGGAATGGACAAGACATCTTCAAATCGCCATTCATTACATGCAAGTAAACGCTGAAAAGTTTAGGGTTGTCGTTGGTCACAGGGCAATAAAGGTCTTCCAGGAGTCATTCAAGTATCAACAGTTTTGGTCAACCGGGTCACATAAATGGCCTGCATTGTCAAACTATACTTTGAAAAAGCGAGCAAAGAGAAGAACCGGTTCAAGAATATTGAAAGAGTATGGCGATCTGTATCGTTCAATCAAATTGAATGAAAATGAGAGCAAGGGACTTACACGTATTTATACTGATATTGTAAAAGCGAATCCTTCACATCATAAGAAGCTTTCTGTCTGTTATGCTGGCTACCACAATAATCCACGACCAGGAGATACTTATGGCAAGGGCTTCAGAGGCAGACGACCAAAACCATATATCCAAAGACAATTCATGGGTCACTCAGACAAGATTGACACATTCGCATTGTCCATCATGAAGCAATATCTGTTCGATAATGTATTCTTAATCAAGAAGGTATAGTCTATTATCAATAAAACAGATAAAGATGATTGTAGACAAGAAAGACAATAAGGTCATCAGTGGTAACAAAAGCAGTGCAACAGCCACCAAGAAGCCCGTCAAGCAAGAACCTGTTCCAGTTCCGATGCAGGTTGAAGCGAACGGACCGATTGATGTGTTGACTGCCATGAAGGAAATACTCAGGAAAGTCACTTGGGAATATGGCGTTCCCGATAGTCCTGCCATATTCCGCACAGTACAAGTCAGTGACGGCCAGTATGAAAGAATCATCAGCCCGAATGGAAACCTTGAAGAAACGATAGGATTTCCTGCTGCTTTTGTGCATTTCATCGAATGGAGATACTTGGTGCAACAGGCACGTATCAATGAAGGACGTGCCACATTGAGAATCAGATTCATTCTGAACAGATTGAACAACCATGATGAAGGTCATGACATGGACGTGTATTACGTTGCTGAACGTATACATCAGACCATTCAGGAAAATGTACCGAATTATCCGTGCTTGCAGGAACGCTGTCAATTGCAGTACATCGACCCTATGGAAAGCTTTGATGATGCCTTGCAGCCTTGTTGGATGACTTATGAAGTGTGGTTCAAGCAACGGAACATTTGGGTGACACGGAACAAGGTTTATAAGAAGTTCGTATGCCCTCCTTTTACTAATCATGCCGACCAGGACAAAACCATTGAAGGCGTTAATCCTGAAGGACATAACAACCTCGACCATCCTAAAAAATACGATGAAGCTACGGGCTTTATCGGATAACGTGAAATTTACAGCAACCCCCTGAAAATAAGGTTGTTGTAAATTTTTTATCCATAAAAATAAAAAATCCTTACTATTATTAATAAACAAAATCAAAATGGCAAACAAAGAGTTCAAATTCATTAAGGGAAAGTGTTGCGCTGGAAGCCCGGCTGACATTTGTTTCTACACCGATGCGGACTACTGGAGTGTCGATAGTTTCTTGTGGGAATTCGACTACCTTGTCAATTACGTTAACCCGTCAGAAATCCGAATTCATATCAATTCAGCTGGTGGCAGTTGCGTGGAAGGTATGAGCGTCTTTTCAAAAATCATGGATTGCAAGATTCCTACAAAGTGTATCAACGATGCTCTTGCAGCCTCTATGGGGTCAATCATTTGGGCAGCTGGCGATGAACTTTACATGAAAGATTATGCGCTTCTGATGATTCACAACCCATTCTGTGACAACAATGGTGAAAAGGAATATACGCAAGTTACTGATGCCTTTACCCACCAGCTCAAAACAATCTATATAAAGCGTTTCGGCCTGAGCGAAGAAGAAGTTCAGGACATCATGGATGGTAAGGAAGGAAATGACGGAACATTCCTTAATGCCGCCCAAGCTGTAGAAAAGGGTTTTGTCAAGGCTGAAAATGTGATTGAAACACCTAAAGCAATCCGTGACCAAATTCAGGCTGCTTTGAAGGATGTCAAGGATGTATCGAAAATCAAGGCTGTACTGGGCTTAGCCACTCCACAATTCCAACCGGAAACTATTAACGAAAAAGATAATAATCAACTAAAGTTTACAAAAATGGAAAAGAACGAAATCAATGTTATCGCCGCCCTCTTCGGTTTGACTGGAGAAAAGGCAACAGCTGAAAACGTATCTGCTCAGATTGCTGACTTGAAGGCTAAGGCTGAAAAGTACGATGGTCTTGTAAAGTCTTTCGAAGATACTAAGAATCAGTTGACTAAGGCTCAAGCAGAATTGGCTGGTGCTCAGACATCGGTTAAGAACTTGACAGCCGACTTGGAAAAGGCTAATGCTTCATTGAAGCAGTACAAGGACGCAGAAGAAGCTGCAAAGACAGAAAAGGTTAACGCCCTCATTGACAAGGCAATCGCTGAATGCAAAATCAATCAGGACGAAAAGGAAACCTACATCAAGATTGCTCAGAACGACTTCGCTCTTGCAGAAAGCATCTTGGCTAAGATTCCTGCACGTGACAATCTCGGCAACATCGTTTCTGAAGCAAACAAGGGTAAGGCTGAAGCTGAAATGAAGACAGCTGAAGAACAAGTCAATGCAAAGGTTGACGAAGTTGTAGGAAAGGACTTCAAGTTCCGTACACTCGACTAAGAAATACAAGTTTTAATCATTTAAAAATCATAGAAAATGGGTGCATTTACTTTTAATGCAGGTCAGAGTAACTATACTGGTGAGGTTTTAGCGGACCTCCTGACCTACACCGCTCAAGAGAACGAGACTTATAAGGAAGGTCTTATTCACATCAAGTCTGGCATTCAGAAGAAGTATGCTCTTCCTAGTGTTCAGCTTGGCAAGATTATCCAAGACCATGTGGCAACTCCTGATTCCAGCAAGTCAGTGGGTCAGTACGAATTTGCAGAACGTTACTTGGAACCGAACGATTTCATGGTTTACATGGAATTCAACCCACGTGACTTCGAACAATACTACAAGCCATTCCAGCCGAACGGCAACTTGGTATTCCGTGAATTGAATCCGAAGGTTCAGTCAACCATGATTCGTTTGTTGTTGGAACGCAAGGTTGAATATATCAACCACGCTATCTGGTGTGCTGCAACTCCTACAGAAGCTGCCAAGGTTGCAAGTGCTGACGGCAATGTTGCTGCCGGTGCTACAGAAATCGGTAGCGAAGATGCTGCTGGTCCAATGAAGTACTTCAATGGTGCCATCATGCGTATGTTGATGAACGCTGCCGCTCCAGCTGAATCGGAAGATGCAAAGTGCGGTCAAATCAAGGTTGCAGGTACTGGTGCATTTGCTGACGGTGCAGCTGTTGAAGCTGAATTGTACGCTATGTGGCAGGCTACTGAACCGAAGGTACGCAAGAAGCAAGGTTTGGTTATCTTGATGGACTACAAGTCTTGGGATGCTTATAACAAGTACTTGTCAGACAAGACATTCAAGTACAACGACAACCGTGATGAAAACCAGCATCGTTTCCAGGGCAAGCGCATCATCCCTATGACTGCATTGCCTGATGATACAATCCTCATGGGTTGCTTCACCACTGGAATGGATTCTAACCTTTGGATGGGTGTTGACTATGCAAACGATGAAAACGTACTTCAGGTTGAAAAGCTCCAGGCTAACTCTGAATTGTACTTCTTTAAGATGCTCATCAAGATGGACATCAACATCGTTCGTCCGAAGGAAATCACAGCTCACATTCCTTTCAAATACGCATAAGTGAAACCTGGCAAGGAGGAGCTTGAATCCTCCTTGTCTTAAACTTTACAATTATGGCAAGAACAAGCAAAGAAACCGCACCTGCAATTGAAGAAACAAAGGTAGAAGGCATGGAAGCAACAGAACAGACTGCTGAACAAGCTGTTGAAACACAGAAGGAAAGCAAGAAGAAAGATGAAATTCCAGCTAAAATCGTTGACTTGATGAAACTTTATCCTCAATACAAGGAGTTCTATGTTACTCCTGAAGGATTTGTTCATCCGGCAGGTGTTCCAGAGTATTTGCGTAAGGGCGCAACTCTGTACCAAAACAAATTTTCTGACAAATAAATAATTACTCACAATGGCAACAAATACTAATTTAGGCGGAGTGTTCACCACCGATACTGATGGTGCTTTCGTCAACAATGTATACCTTAGCACAGAGAACGTTGTTGGTATCATCTTCGATGCATCAGTCGTAGGCGGTATCGAAAAGGCTCTCGGTGAAGGTGTAGCCGCTCAGACATTTGCCAACGGAAACGTTGTGGAACTGAATGTACCGAAAGATGCCGTTGAAGCAGGTATTGACGAGACTGTATTGGGAGGTGTCGTTAAGTACCATATTGACAGCTTCTTTGCTCTTGCTGGCGGCAATCAGAGACTCTTTGTCTCGTTCATGGACAGCGATGTTGACACTGAGTTTGAAGCGGTTGAAAAAATGCAGCTCGCTTCAGGTGGTATCTTGTACCAAATCGGTGTATGGACTGGCAAGGCTATTGCTTCCAAGAGCGAAGACGGCAATTACACTGTAGATGCCGGCAATGTGTGTGCTAAGCTTCAGGCTATGGCTGAAGTTCTTGGTGGTAAGGTGGGTGTAACCAACTACGAAGGTAACTCTCCTTTGAACATCATTCTCAACGCACCGATCGTGAATGAAGCTGAAACAGACTTGAAGAAGCTTCCTGACCTCAGTGTATTGGATGCTCCGAAAGTTTCAGTAATCCTCGGCCAGGCTGCTACAGAAGCTGTACATAAGATTATGTACGCAGTCAACCATGTTTCTGAATCTGCTTCTTATGCAGTGGTAGGCAATATCGGTGCTGCTATGGGTTGTTTGGCTGTTGCTCCGGCAAACGAAAGTATCGGTCACGTGGCCAGCTTTAATCTTGCAACAGTTATGCAGGAAGCTGAACTTGGTTTCGGCAACCTTGTTGAAGACACTGAAAATGGTGTATATGCAAGTGAATCTTCTTTCACCAACATCAAGACAATCGGCTATACAAAGCGCAATGAATACATCCACAAGAAGGGCTTCATCTTCACAACCAACTACGATGGTTTGGAAAACAGCATCTTCTTCAGTGGCGACCAGACTTTGAGCGTGGGCGATTATCGTACTATCGCTCGTTGCCGTGTAATGCACAAGAGCCGCCGTGTAGTTCGCCGTGCGCTTTTGCCTTACGTCAACAGCAACGTTGAAGTGGATGTTACAACTGGTAGACTTTCTGCAACAGCTATTGCAAGCTTCCAAAACATTGTAATCGCCGCTTTGGATGCAAATATGGTTGAACCTGGTACTACAGTTCCACAAATCAGCGGACGTACTTGTACCATCGCAGAAGACCAAGATGTCTTGAACACTGACAAGATTGATATTGACTATCGTCTTATCCCTCTTGGCTGTGCTTCTGTTATCCATGTTACTGAAGGCTTCACTTCGACAGCCGGATAATGTCTAACCGATAAATTACTATATTACAATGGCAACGATTAATAATGTAGCATATAGTTGGTCAATGATTCAGCTTCAGACCAACTTGGCAGGTGAAAGCGAAAGCGCACCTATATTGGTTGACTGTACCGCTATTTCATGGAATACGGAACGTAAGATTGAACCTATCTACGGTCTTGGTGGTCAACCTCGTAAACGTGGTTTTGGTAACGTGACCTATGAGGCATCCATCACATTGCCTTATGGTACTCAGATTGCATTGCGTGAAAAGTCAAGTGACGGCACTTTGCTCGGTCTCGGTGAATTCAACTTGATTGTAAGCTGGGTAAATGACGTTGCAGCCAACGTTACAACAGAAACCGTAACTCTCGCAGGTTGTATTCTCGCTCAAGGCGGTATGGACGGCAACCAGGATGATACTTCACTCACTAAGGAATTCAACTTGCATCCGCATCGTATCTATACCGGTAAGGTACAAGCTAACCCTAAGATGAGTTGGTCTCACGAGCTTTACGGAGGAGCATAAACGGTTTAATTGCTTGTTTATACTATCAGGTGGGGCAGTCGGAAACGGCTGCCTCTTTTTTTATGTTTTTTCATCCGATAACTATTATATAGAGAAGACACGATTTGGTGTTTACTGAAGTATTAACAGATTAAACCATTGTATTATGCGTAATCAAAAAGAAAACCCGGCTGAAGAAAACGTTAATTCAGCAATGATGTTTACGGACATCGATGTTCCAGTGGAAGTGCGTGAAGAAATTGCCAAGAAAGCGGAAGAGTTGAAGAAAATCCACAATCTCCGCAAGGTGTTCGTTATTGTAGTACAAGGTGACGAAGATGATGACAAGCCTTTGTACATCGCTTATCTCCGTCGTCCGAACCTGATGCACTTCAGCCAGTACATGAACTTCGTTCAGAAGGACTTGATTCAGGCAAACAAGATGCTTGCTTCAAACGTGTTCCTCGCAGGTGACAAGGAATTGGTTGACGATGAAGAATTGTTCCTGTACGGCACAATGCAGCAATTGAACCGCATTATTGATGCACGTAACGCTGACATGGTAAAGAGATAGAGCGTTGCCGTATAGGTAAGGAGGATTACTTCAGGCAACGCTTCGCACTCACTGCATACTACTATCCTCAACTTGACATGCAGAACCTAAGTCTTGAAGAGTTTGCCTTCTGGTCTGAAAATGCCCAATGGATGCACTCTCAGATGATGATGGTACAGCAAACCAACGCATTAGGAGCATTTGCAGGTGGTGCAAGAAAATGACAATTATAGGAGCTGTGAACGGCTCCTATTTTGTTTTTATACTATTATAAAGAAAAAGCAAGATGGCGCATATAAGTTATATAAACACCGGTGTCAAGAAAGAACGTGACTTGACATTCAACATATCTACCGATGAAAGTATCGGTGGAATGCTTTTTGATATAAGCAGTTTTGAATCTCCATTCGTTGACTATCCTTTGGCTGCCCATAATTTCCGTGACGAAAAGGTGCAACGAATATACAATATGGATGATGCGAAATTGCTTGGAATCTCCAATGACGGCTTCCTAAACAATATGGTATATTATCATATAGCCCAGTTCTATAACTTTGTAGGTGCTGACCAGGAACTTTATATCGTACTTGCGGATTGTTCAAAAGGCTGGGATGTGCTTCAGAAAATGCAGCAAGAAACTAACGGCAAACTTTTTCAAGTTGGCGTATGGACTTCACAACCTATATGGACAAAAGGCAACGAAGGTTCCTTGGGTTTTACCAGTCTGATTACTGACCTTCAACTACAAGCTGATGAAATTTGCGGTAAGGTAGGTCAACGTACATACACCACCGTTCCATTGAACATTGTACTTTTCGGCAATTCCAATTATATAGATGGAGAGGAAGTGAACTACAAGAGACTTCCAAGTGCCATTCCTCTAAATTGTCCGAAGGTGTCTGTAGTGCTTGCTCAGAACGGAACAGAAGATGTACACGCAATGCAGCAATCAAATCCTAAACAGGCTCCAGTCAGTGCTATGGGTATCGTGATGGCTTGTCTTGCTGTATGTGGAGTGGAAGAAAGTATAGGTTCTCTACAAAAATGTGACCTGAACAAGAACGAGCAATTCAATTATCCTGAATTCGGTTTTGGAAAGAATTATTTGAGTATAGCTGATGTGAACTATATATGGGCAAATACCATCAGTTCCAATGGCTATATCATTCCGGTTGATTATGAAGGACTGGAAGCATCCTATTTCTTGTGCAATGACCAAACGTTGAGTGTGGGCGACTATAGTTCCATTGCCAACAATAGAGTTATGCATAAATGCCGTAGAGCCGTTTCTACAGCTTTGATTCCATATATCAACAGCCACCATATCTATACTCCAGGTACAAAGAACATCAGTGTAACATCCATATCCATCATCACTGATTCCATCAACACGATACTTGATTCAGCAATGAGGAACAAGTCTGGTCAGGAACAGATTGGAGGAAGGGTCGTCACGTTCCTTGAAAACTCAAATATCCTTGAAACTGATGAAGTTGCGTTGAGACTTTCAGTTAATCCGGTAAACTATAGCGGATATATTGAAGAAGAAGTTTCACATAACATGATTTAAGCACAACTCTCTTTCATATAAACATTTTTTGCATCCCCAGGTCGTTCTCGGCTTGGGGTTTTTTATGACTATTAATAAGTATAACTTTAACATTGTATTAATATGTCAGATGTAAAGAATTACATAGTCCAGTATGACATACGGGCTAATACGGAACAGGCCGCTGCACAGCTCCGTGCAATAATGGAATCCATTGCTGGAGTTGAGGGACCTATGAAAACTCTCCAACAGACACTTGGTACTTTGAACAGTACTTTAACCCAGTTGAAGAGCAATCAGAACTTAGCATTTGCTCCAACAATTGACACTACATCCTTTGATAGAAAATTAAAGGCAATGCAGGTAAGTGTCAAAACTGCCGCTGATGAAATGGCAGCTGCCATAAATAGAGCATTGCAAGGTAATACTGCTGTTGGAAAAGCTGCAAAAAATAGCTTGGGTAATGTTTTAGGTCCAAGAACAGCCAAAGACATTCAAAAGGATATTGCTGCATATAAAGAAAAGATTAATCAAATAATGGGTGCTCCCGACAAAAAGACCGGGAAACGCCATTTTGCTTTTGCAGACCTTAACGATGAACATAAAGCTCAAGTAAAGGCTTTGAGACAACAAATATCGAATGATAGCAAATTGTTGAAAGAAGCTGAAAAACTTGAACGACAAAATGCGGCAGTACAAACAAAGAGTGAAAAAACTGCTCAAAAAGCAGCTTCTAAGCCAACAGTTGCCACCAAAGCTCAAGCTGCACGACTTACCAATGTTACACCGGCAATAATTCGTGAATGGGGCAAAGTATTTGGCAATACAAAAGCCAAGTCATTGACTGTTAGCATTTATGGTAAAGCTGATGGTCCAAATGGAGCTATAACTGTAATCAACCAAGTAAAAACCATACTTGGTGAACTTGGCGCATTGGGTAAATTCGATATTATGCCCAAGCCAAATGCAGCTGCATTTACAGAAATTGAAAGCAAGTTAAGCAGTCTTGCTGCTCTCAGTAAGTCCGTAATGGCTCCTTTCACTGGAGATACGACCAAGAAACAAGGAAAGTCAAACACACTTGTAGGTCTCACTAAGGATGAACAGAAAAAACTGGAACAAGCAAGAGCGTCCGCTACAGATTACAAAAAGAAAATTGATGATGTACAGAGAAAGCTGTATGCAAACCAACAAAGGTATGACCAACAGCCAACTCCAGCATTAAAAGGACAAATAACCCGTGGAACCAAACTGTTGCAACAATATAAATTGGGTCTTTCGACTGCTCAATATGATATTCAGCAACTTCAAGAAAAAGCTACTCCAGCTGTACAGCCCACAACAAAAATTGCGCCTTTAACCATCAATGTTGTCGGTAATCTCACCGGCATTAACAATGTAGGAAAAGAGTTTCCCGTAAATGTTATCGGACAGATACAGAAGCTTCAGCCACCAGCAAATGCTGAAATTCCAGTAGCTGTTAAGATAACGGCAAGTCAGGTCAACCAATCATTAAAAGCGATTCCTAGACCTGAGCTTCCAGTCAGCATTAAGTTGATGTGGAATAAGGGAGCTATTGGCAAGCAGGAACAGCTAAAGGCTATACAAGATAAGGTTCCTCCAATCAATCTTGACCTTAATATCACTCCAGCATTGGAAAAGCTGGAAACATTCATCGGTCAAGTAAAGGCTAGTAGTCCACAAACCATTAATCTTAAAGCAAGTGGTAGTGGAAGCGCAAGTGCAACTAACGGCGGTTCAGGAAGTACAACTACAACTGGCGGCAGCAACAAGAATGCTTCACAAAGTGCAGTCACTTCAAAGATGCACAATTCAGCTCTTCCATTTGCAAGAAGTCAAGGCCAATTAAAGGCTGTGACAGACAATATTGGCTTTTTCAACAAAGCTTCGCAAATAACTGGAATACCACTCAGTCCTAATTTGTCTACTTTTGAAAGATTGACACTCTTTAATGAAGCTATAAATCAAATTGGTAAAGCGGATGAGAAAATTCCTTGGGCATTGCAAGATGAAAGAAACAAACTGGAAGCAGCGAGAGGCAATGAGTTAAATAAACGGGCTGAGGGATATAAGAAATCTTATGCACGCCATAAGAATGCTTTAAGAATGGCATCTATGACGTCTCATCAGAGCCAAATTAACACATTGAGAGCGCAAGCTTACAATTCATTCCTTCCATTTGTAAATGGTCAAGGACAAATGAATGAGCTTATGAAGTATCGAAGATTCTTCAAAGAAGCTGTTGCTCTATCGGGAATTAATCCAACAGCCAATATGTCATCTGCCCAAAAGTTAGCTTATCTCAAAACAACTTCGGAATGGATTGCCGCAAACAACAGACAAATTCCTTACCAATTGACTGATGAAATAAGTAAATTGCAGAACGCTATCAGCAAGGAAACTGAAATGCAAAAGCAACAAAAAAGTGTCACAAGCATATCTAGACACCAGAGACAAGCCGATGCATTAAGAACGAAAGCTTCCAATGCTCTTTTGCCATTTGCTAAAAATCAAAGCCAATTAAATGAGCTTATTAAATATCGTAAGTATTTTAAAGCGGCTTCTGTGTTTACGGGAATCACGCCAAGGGCAAATATGTCCGGTGCAGAAAAGCTTTGGCTTCTTAAAAGCGCAACGGAGTGGATGAAAATATCGAATCAGCAAGTTCCATTCCAATTTGTAGATGAAATTAAAAAGCTGGAAGCTGAGAGCAAGGCATTGGCAACGCAGACAAAACAGGAAAGAAAACAAAAAACTTTAGCAAGAGGTGCTGCAAGACATCAAATGCATGTAGCCCAATTGTCAAATGCCGTTCTTCCATTCGTACAGAATAAGGAGCAGCTAAACACCGTAGTAAAAAACTGGAAGTATTTTAGCAAAGCTATGACCACGACCGGCATCACGCCAGTCCAAGGCATTTCATCGCAAAACATGCTGAAGTACCTCCAAAGTGTATCACAGCTGATGCGGAAGGCAAATGTTCAGATTCCTATGCAGTTGCAGACCGCAATCAATAAGTTGCAAGCCCAAGTCCTTCAGGCAACTCAAGCTGCAACACAATTGGCTTCAGCGACAACGGCTGCAACAAAGGCTACATCAAAGATGCAGACCGTAAGGATAGCTGAAAAACCAGTATCTTCTTATGACAGAATAAGAAAATGGGCATATCCTTTCACCGGAAACACTTCTTTCGGTGCAACTACTCCTATGGCTGTTGATATGGCCAAGGGTATGGGTGTCATGTTTGCTGTAGGTGGTGCCATGTCAGCTGTAGGAAATTCATTCAGTGAAGCGATTGAATATCAGAACACGATGCGCACTACCAATGCCATCCTGAAGAATGGTACTGACACATATACACCTTCAGGATTTGCAAGCATGGAACGTACCGTTCGTGATGTAGGTATCAAGACAAAGTTCTCGGCTCCTGAAGTAGCCAGTGCAGCCCGTTTCCTTGCAATGGCAGGTTTTGACATAGAGAAAATCAAGCACTCCATCCAGCCTATTGCCGACCTTGCATTGATTGGTGATACTGATTTGGGTGAAACTGCCGACAAGATGACCAACATCATGACGACCTTCAATATTGCCGGCGAAAAGGTTCGTGAAGCTGTGAATATCATGACCACTACAGCTACACGTTCAAATACTGACTTGATGATGCTTGCTGAATCAGCCAAGTATGGCGGTGGTGTTGCCAGCTTGTATGGAAAGAATGACCCGAACCTATTTGCTGATACAATGGCTTTGTTCGGTATTATGGGTAATGCCGGTATTCAGGCTTCTTCTGCCGGTACTGCATTGCGTATGATGTATCAGAACATCTTCAAGCCGAACAAGAATCAACAGGCGGTATTGGATATGTTGGACAAGGTTTATGGCATCAAAACAATCAATGAAGATGACAGCTATCGTTCCATGTCTGACATATTGACTGAAATTGCCAGAAGGGTTCCTCAAAATGAAATGGCTAAGGTTGTCGGTAACTTGTTTCGCATTACAGCACAACCTGGAGCTGCTGCTGCATTGAATGCTGCTGCACAAGAAGATGGTACTGATGCATCACAAGTTGCAAGTGGCGTTGATGCTGTTTCTGAATTTGTCGGTAAAAATGGTTTGAGTTCATTGGTTGAGCTTATGTTGGCCAACCGTGCATCAGTGACAAGCAACATCTCACAGAACATCGCACTTGAAAAGCAGAATACAATCAAGGGGCTTTGGGCGCAGGTAACTTCTACTTTTACGGAAGGTATTCTGAAAGCTTTTGAAGCCAATACGGGGTATTTTGAAGAAATGCTGGGTAATTTACGTGATTATCTTGCACGTCCTGAAACTGCCCAATTGATTCAGAAACTTTTCGATATGATTGTAAGTATCGGAAAGATGATGGCTAAATTCGTCAAGGTTTGGGTATGGTTCTACGAAAAGTTTGAACCTATTGTAAAGGGCTGGATTTGGGCGCAGATGTTCTTCACTCAGGTTGGTTCGCTTATTACTCCAATAGTTGGGGCTATCAGTGTGTTGGATAGATTGCGTAGCACGTTATTTGCTATTGCAGGAGTAGAAATGACCACAACCGCCACAAAAGCAGCTGCAATCAGTAATGTTGCCGGAAATTTAATTGGCAGTGCTACAAATGTCATGGGCAACATGAGAGGCACAAAGGCGTTGGCATCACGATACCGCAACAATACTGGCAGAGCGGATAAATTTGAAGGGCTTATACTGAGCGAAATGGCTTTGCTGGGATTCTATGGAGCTGCTGCAAATGATATGGTAAATCGTAGAGCTGCTGCTTCTTCTAATGGCAGATTGAAAAAAATCATGCAATTAAAAGAAAAGAGCGAGGTCTATGCTGAAAATATCATAAATGAACGTCTTGCTGTGCGTGAACGAGCTAAACGTATTTATGGCACATGGCCACGTGTAAGTAGAGGGTTCATGTCAGCATTTACTTTTGATCCATTCGTAGGACTTGGCAATTGGTTTAAATCTCTCAAGTCGTTGTTCTCCGGTTTGATGGTGGCTCTTGCAAAGGCGGCTGGGTTATTGGTTAATCCATTTACACTTGCAACTGGAGCCGCAATTGGCCTTGGATATGGAATATACAGACTTTCTCAATATACCAAAGGTACAACTGAAGCTCAGATACAAGCACGTAAAAAGCTCGAAGATGAATATAAAAAATCATTCAGTGCTGAAAATGAGCGACATAAAGGTAATTACGATTTCTTTAGCCAAAATGGTTTGGTTACATCAAGAATGGCTGATTATCAAGAAGAAGCAAAAGAAGTTAAAGAAAAGTACAACAAGTATGCTTCAAGCTATTCATATCTTTTCAGTGAAGAAGCATTTTCAAAAGATGGAGCAAGTCGCAAGACAAATCAATACATGGTTGATATGTCAAGACAGCGATTTGCTAATGACAGAATCATGCGTCTTGCCCTTACTGAAGATGAATATAAAAAACTTCTTGGAGGCGGCGTAGTCATCGCTTCAGAAAAATTTGAGCAAGACATGTTGAAGTTATCCAAAAACATGCCTTTCAATGCTGGAAATTCGCTTAATACAATGGAGTCTGCAATGATATTCAATGCATTTGGCGGCGAAGCGATAGCGGCTCAAAACGAATGGAAGCGACAAGCCACTCTTGCTGTAAAAAATGAAGGAGCGAAGGATAGCAGAGTTCTTCAGGCACAAAAACAGATTGTTGAGTTATACAAAAAGTACGGAAGAGGTGCTGAATTTGTAGAACGTGCAAAATCAATCATAAGCAGTGTTGCAAATCCGTATGACATCAATTTGTATGGCGATGAGTATATCACCAAAGAAAACTTCAACAATCCAAATTTTGACTGGAGTAACCTGAAGTCGTATGTATGGGCTGGATATAATTTGCTGAATGCTGAAATTGAAGGATTGAACGGTTCAATTACTGCCTCACTTGAAGCTCAAGAAAGATTAAAGAAACTTGTTCCGCATAGTGATGAATGGTACAGAACATTGTCGAATGTGCTAAACAATTTCAGAATCATTCGCACTATTGGCTTTAATGGCAAGGAATTTAATGACATTGAATTGTTGATTAAAGCATTACCAAATGGAAATCTTGATTTTAGCAACATTCTTCAACAGCTGAGAGACAAGATTGAAGGTTTTAAGGCTAATACAAAATTGTTCATCGAAATTGCCGACCAAGCCTATCAAATGCTTTATAAGGAAGGACTTGTAAAGGACAACAGTGTTACTGCAAGAAAGGAATTCATCAAGAAAAACATGGGCAACTGGGCCATGTCAGAAGATGAAATTGAGCTTTACAACAATTCAGAAACAGATAATGCGTATGGCTCTATTGAACGTCATGGACAACATGGCTCTGTTTCAATTCCGATGGAACAGATTGGTTGGGTTGAAGAGATGAACGAAAGAAATCAGAGAGCTTTTGGCTATCTGTTAGACCAAGTGGTAAAAGACCCGTCCCAAAAGACAAGTTCAGACAGCGGTACAGTCCCTAATCCTAACCCTAATCCTACATCAGGAAACGGAACGGCAGACCCGACAAAGCAGGATGCTTACGAATCCAAGTACACCGCTTCGGCAGCACGTCCGACCCAAATTGTCCTCAATATAGACAAGATGGCGAACTTTGACCGGACAACGATTGCAGCCAATGCGGAGGAACGTGACATGATGCTGGCATTGGAACAGAAAATGGCAGAAACCGTATACCGAATATTGGCAGAAGCAATGAACAATGCAAGCAGCGTGATGAGAACATAATTGATTGCCCCTCGATGTGAAAGTCGAGGGGCTTTCTTTCACTTGTCCATAAATACTATTAATAATAAAAATAAAATAGACATGGGTTTTAGCTTAAATAATCTCGCAATCACCGCTACAAACAGTGCGATGACCGCTACTATAGGGCATCTTTTTGATACCCTACAGAGCAAGATTGCCAATGGAGGACGTGATTCAAACTGCAAGTTCTACTATAGTGGTCCCGGTGCTGGCGGCTCCATACTTCAGGTTGCCACCAAGGGTATTGTGGGTGGAGCTGTATCTGCACTCAAGGATGAAGCCGTCAATGCGTTCAATTCATTGCTCAATGGAAAGAAAAAAAGCAACACTGACGGAGAGGATTGGTGTGACGATGTTATATTCGAAAATGATGAAGATAGTGAAAAATATGGCAAGTTCCCAATCGAAAATGGTGAAGTTATAGAGGCACTTGATGATTGGGGCAACGTATGTTGTGATGCTTTAATGCTTGGTATTGAAGTGAAAGACCCAATCTTTGTCACACAGCGTTCACGGACTGCTGAAATGAAAAAGGTGAATGGTGGTTGTAAGCTTGATATATCCCATGACAATATTAAAAATATCAAAACCAATTATTTGGTTTGGTATGATACTACTGCATTGATAACCATAAATTCAGACAAGAATATCGTAGTTTCCCGTGTACAAGGCAGGGATTACAGTAGAAAGGAACTTGTTTCCAATGGAGACATTAAATTCTCAGTTTCCGGCCAAATCACCAGTGGAAAGCCTGATGTATACCCGGCAAAGGAAATTAAAAAGTTCATTAAGATAATGCAATACAAGGGCATCATAAAGGTGAACAATGAGGTGTTGGACCAGTTTGGTATCGAACATATCGTTATCACTGACTTCAACATAACTTCAAAGGAAGGATATAAGGCAGTGCAGAATTACACATTCAATGCAATAGGTTTGCAGCCTGAAAAGGAAATTGTAATCAATTATGATACCATTACATTTATCCCGCCGAAACCTATGAACGACAGTTCTGATGACACTGGTTGGGAATCAATGCTGAAGAGCCAACTTGCAGGTCTGAAATCTATGGCCGGAGATTTATTCAGTCAAGGTTTGGCTATTTCTAGCGGTATGTTGGATTCAAAATTATAACAATTATGCCAGATTCATCAAATCAATTGACACAACGCCCTGAAAAGGTGCAGGAACAGCCTTTCAAGTCTACACCTGACTATATAACACATAAGGCTTATGAGGACAAACTTGCAATCCTTGTTTGTCTGATAAAGGTATGGCGACCAAAAGGCAATGACTGGTACAATATTCCGAATGATTGTCTTGTCATCCGTGAATGTGAAAGCATAGAGATTGCCGATTCATGCAAGGAACTTATAAACAAGGCTGTCGTAAAGTTCCCTAGAGGTACTGTGATTCACGTATCAAGTTCAAAGAACAAGACAGTGAAGAGCGGTACTGAAGCTGACAATACGGTCTCCACCCAGGAAATGAAAAAGGCTACCAATGACGGGGAAGTAATCACAACCTCGTCTTCTACCTTTTCGGATGACGGTGTTTCAACCACCTCAATGGCTCCAAATTACGACGACAAGGGTCTCGTTCAATTCAATAGAAGCAAGAATGAAGCGGCCTTGTTGCAACCCAATGATTTGGCAATAGGCAATCGTATTGAAATTCGTCTCGGATATGCTTATTCTGAAACTGAATTTGACAAGATGAATGCCAGTGACGGACTTAATATGGATTTGGTCTTTACCGGATTCATCACTTCCGTTTCAGTTGATACTCCATTGGAAATTGAATGTACCAATATGGCCCATATTCTGACAACCATCGGTGTGCCAAACATTTATGAAAAGGATTCATTGACCGTCAAGGATTTTTTGGATTCGGGAGGTAAATATGATTTGCTCAAAGATACTGGCGTTGAATTGTCAGAAGCAAGCAAGGGTTCGAACATCAGTGTAAAAGGTGGTACAATCACTGACAATCTCACTGTTGCCGATGTATTGAACGAATGGGGAAAAGCCGGTGTTCTATGCATTATGGAGCTTAATCAAAACGGAAAGGCTTATTTGCGTGTAGGGTTGACTTACTATGCAGGTAAGGGAGGTGGAGGAATCCCCAACAGCGACAAGAAATACATTACATATAATGGAGGAAACAATTCTTTGAAAATCATTCAGTTTGACTGGGATGTAGCTCAAGACAAGCTTTCATTGATGCATACTGACAAGAAATACCTTGCTGTAGAGGCTCATGGTACAGATGGAAAGAAATTCTTCAAGTTTACCCTAATCAAGAATCCGAATACAGATGATGAAGGTTGGATTATAGATTCAAGCGGCAACAACAATTATGAAGGGCAATTCCGTATGGTAAACAAGCGTGACTACAAGGATAAAAAAAGTCAGAAGGGTGCCAAAGGAACCAATAGTGACAAGAAAACTGGCGGTCATTTGAAAAACAAGGTAGACCTCAGTCATTACAATGTGGTTCCATACATGTCAACCAAGATAGGCATAACTGAGGACGAATTGATGGAAGAGGCGAAGCAGTATTGGGCATCGTATGTTCCTAATGGTATCTCAGGTTCATTGGTAATCTTCGGGGATGTTTTTGTGAAGCCTACCGATATTGTAGGGTTGATAGACATGAGACAGCCGCACAAGAACGGATATTATTTTGTAGAATCTGTCAATACCACTTTCGGATTGAACGGATATAGAAGGGAATTGAAGATGCCTTTCAAGATAGCAAAGTTTTCAGAAAACGTAAAAATCATCTAATTATGTCTATATCACACGAAGCACATAAGATAGCAGGAGATGTCCGTAGGGCAATCCATGAAATAGCAAGACAAGGAACAACTGATTTGGATGGGGCATTGCGTGGTACACGAAAGATAGTGGGCTATGTCTGTGCCATTCATGAGGATGGCGAACTGGCCGGAACCATCGATGTACAGGAATATAATTTTGAACCCGATGAAACCAATGTGAAGGGTATTCGTCATCACAAAGGTGTTCTTTTGTCTGCCATTCAGGACAATACTGAAGGTGTACTTATCGTTCCAATGCTTTATTCTGAAGTGGTTATCGTTCAGAATCCTCTTGACGGCCATGAATATGTTTTAATGTACAGCCATGCAAAGAGAATTCAGGTCAAAGCCCATGAAGAGATTGGAATTGGTGTGACTGAAGTGGAAGATTTTGTGGAAACCGATGATGGCTTGGAGAAGGATTTTGATGAGCTTGAGCCTACAAAGAACAAGACAAGTACTGTCTATACCGCCACTTCAATTACAGACCAAATAACTTCGCCTGATGATGAGGAAGGATTCAAGCAGGAAAAGACCGTGGAACATAAAATCATCACTGTAGGTAATACCAAGATAACAATTGATGGAGAGAATGTACTTATTGAAACGAGCGGTAAGGTTGAATACAAGATTGGTGATACGGTCTTTACAGAAGAGGAAGGAAAAATAACGGTCAAGACTGAAGATGTGAAGGTCGAATGTACGAACTGTGATGTCAAAGCTGAAAATGTAAAGGTTGAAGCGAATGATGTAAAGGTTGATGGCAAGACAATCACTTTGACAGGTGGCACATTGAAAACCAAGGGACAGAGTGCTACCGACTTGCAAGGCCCGTTCAATCCAATTAAGGTATGCCCCTTCAGCGGTGCTCCGCATTGCGGTTCCACCGTCAGCGGTACATAACATTAAAACAATAACATTATGAGCAAATCATCATTTGCAGCTACCATAATAGACAAGATAAATGCAGCAATCGGAAGAGAAGGTCAGAATTACTCGGAAGGTTCTGCATTTTCTGCAATGGAGGCTGTAGCACAAGGAATCACTGAGTATCTTATTCAGAACACAACAGTAACCATCCAGTATTCAGGTACAATCCAATCTTCAAAACCATCTCCTGACCCGGTTGTTGCAGATATGTTCAGCATTGTCGGCAGTTGTGCTCCTACTGGCCCTTCACAGCATTTTGATGACTGGATAAAGCAGATAGAGTCAAATATAATAGCAGGGTTCCAGCTTGCTCCTATGGGCAATGCAGGGGTTGTATTCCCACAAAAGCCTTTCCTTAATATAGGTATAGACACAATTAGGGAACAGCTTACGGCAGCACATGACGTACTGGATGAAGACCCGCAGCACAAGATTTGGGAAATGGTGTGCGGCGGTATAATGGACTGGATAAACGGGATTGCCATGAATTCCGTTCCAGGAGCCGCCACAAGACCTTCAGCACCTTCTGCCGGAACTGCATCTATTGTTAACATTACCATAACGTAGACGGCTTCTTTTTGGCTGTTCACCCCCTTTTCAATTTCAAAGAATCTTTAACTATTATATATAAACACTGTATTAGATTATGGTTAAAGATTTGATAATAGATATGAAAGAAAGGGACTTGTTGTTTGAAGACAAGTCTAATTCATCTATGCCTATATTTGATGTGGTGTGGGGCAATATCTTGGATGTTGACGATACTGCCGATGTTCTTATTTGCAATGTAATCGTACCTGAAGCATATTGGAGCATGGTCAAGTATACAGACCGTCAGCTCATTATCAGAATCAAATCACCATATATCCCGAATACAAGCACTTTCCGAATCCGTCCAGTAAAACTGAAAGACAACCAATACAGCTTATTTTGGAATATCAGAGGTGAATTCGGGTTGCCGGTAAGCAGTTTTGCACTCAGCAAGAACATTTCGGCTCCTATAAGTGCAAGTATGCTTCCGTTCGTTGACATTGACGGTGAGTTTGTCGTCAAGATGGTTCAGAACGAACAGATGGAAGAACTGGACAAGGCATATATCTACTCATCCAAGGAAACTGACCTAAGCATCAATTACAGCGATGACCAGGCAGCGCAACTTTTGTCTATCTGCAATCCTGGAAACAGCTACAGATACCCTACCACCGGTGTGGGAATCACCCAATATATCAACTCCGTAATATCACATACCGATTTTGCCGAAAAGTTGGAAAACCAGTTTGAAAATGACGGCAAAAGAATAGTGGAAGCCGATTTTGACAATACCAACTGCAATCTTGATGTCCTTTTCATTCATGAAACCGAACAGCAAGATACAGACCTCATTCCAGTTGACGAGCTTGCAATTGACTTCTTCAGCATGTTTGACGACGATTATGTCCGTAGAAACACAGTATTGAATGAAGTTGATGATTTGGATTTTATCAAACTTCTCAACGAATACACGAACTTCCTTGAAATTATCTTCTTCCCTGACCATACCACAACCAAGACAAGGATTGTGGACGATGTGGTTGAAGGTAAGTTTGATGAATATGGAAATATAGTTGAAAGTGACGAGTATTTCATTGTCAAGGCGACACTGGAAGCCAACACGATCATCATGTTCGATAACCCAGGCGATGATGAAATAAAGGATTCTCCGGTATTCGTGATAAATGACATTGATGAAAGCAGACTATACACCTCATTGGTAGAACAGCCTTATTGGATTACTGAATCTTGCCATAAATGCTTCATTCTGCTTAAACGTTCGGTTGTATGCTACATGATTAAAAAAGACGCTTTCAAGGATGAAAAGGGTCTTTACATCATTCCGCAGACAAGCAGCAATGTGAAGAATATGGTTGCCATGGCTCAAGACATACATACTGGTAGATTGCTCGGTATAGTTTCCAACAGCACCAACATCAGTGATATGACATTGGAGGAAATCACGCAATATATCTACGCTATTAAAGAAATCAATTAAAAGATACGATAATGAACAGCAACATAGTAAAAATAGGTAAGGCACTGAAATGGAGAGGTGTATACGACAACTCCAAGAAGTATTATGCTGAGAACATAGTCACCTGCTATGGAGGCGTGTTCCGTCTCAACGTTTCGGTAGCCCAGGGTATTCCTCCATACGAACTGAATGAAGAGGGTTTGCCTACAATCCAAAACAGCGAGACATGGACTTGTCTTGTGGATACCACGTGGATAATCGAATGGGTGCTTGCTTTCAAGAAGTTTAAGAATGAGGCTCTTGCTCGTTTTGAGAAGGATGAAAAGCATATAGATGAACATTGCAAAAAATTGAAAGAGCATCAGAAACATCTTGAAACACTGGATAGCTCGATTGAAGACTTAAAGAAGAAAGATGTTGGACATGAACTTTTGATAAACAATGTCACTAGGACTGTATCTCAGGTAAGCAACAAGGCAGACAAGAATGAGAAAGACATAGCCAATATAAACAAGAAGATTGGTGATTCAGAGCTTACCATGGGTGAACTTCAGAAGCAAATTCAAGCTGCCAACGACAGAATCACCAAGGAAATGGGCGTGCTTACCAATACAATCATTGAACAGAAGAAGGTCATCAACAAGAACACTCAGGAAATTGAAGCACTGAAAAACCAGATAGCTCACTTGCAGAACAGAATCGAACTGATGAGCAAGTACAATTGCTGCTTTAGCGGAGGAATTTGGGACAACGACCTTTACTGGAACAACGATAGCCTTTGGAACAATGGCTATACGAATGAAAGTGGAGATACTGTCATCCAGCCCGAAATGGAAGTGATTGGCTATACGGAGGAAACGGGTGAACTGAAAGTGAGTGGTACGGTGGTCAGTTACGACCCCGAAACCGGTACACTTTCCATCATAGACGAAACCAACGTATATGACGAATCTACCGGAACGCTCTATATAGACGGACTTGACGGAATCTACCAGGATGAAATGACTACTACCGGATATGAGGAGGAAGATGGTAATCTTGGGGTGAGCGGTTCAGTTACCGATTATGACGAAGAGACCGGAACACTCTCTATCATAGACAAGACGAATTCTTATGATGAAGAGACTGGTACGTTGTTCATCGACAATCTTTTCGGATAAATAAACGGAACAAGACTATTATAAGAAAAAGCCATACAGGAGGGATGGCAAAGACCCTCCACTTTTCTAATATTATAAATTTATAAGACAATGGCAAATTTGGATTTGTACAAACTTTCCATCGGCGGTAAGATTTATGAAATTCCTGCCGCATCGACTTCAAAGGCTGGTTTGTTGTCAGCTGAAGATTACGCTAAGTTGGCTAACGTTGCTGCTGGTGCTCAGGCTAACGTTATCGAAGGTATCAAGGTTAATGGTGCTTTGTTGACTTTGGTTGAAAAGATTGCAGACATCTTGATTGCTGAAGGTTCTGCTAACGGTACTATCAGCGTAAACGGTGTTGACGTTGCAGTTAAGGGCTTGGCTGCTTTGGCATACAAGAGCGAAGTTTCTATGGACGACTTGGCTGCTGCCTTGAAGGAAGTAATCAATTCTAAGGCTGCTCAGACTGAATTGAACACTTTGTCAGGCCGTGTTGACACTTTGGAAGGCGAAGGCGAAGGTTCTGTAAAGAAGGCTATCGACGATGCCATCAACAAGTTCGCTACTGACATCACTGACAACGGCACAGTTGACAGCTTCAAGGAATTGGTAGACTGGGTTGCTGAACACGGTACTGAAGCAGGTGAAATGGCTAAGGGTATCGCTGACAACAAGACTGCTATCGAAGCTTTGGCTGCTTTGGTTGGTGCATTGCCTGAAGATACTTCAGCCAAGACTATCGTTGAGTACATCGACACCAAGTTCGCTAACGTTGACTTCAGCAACTACTTCACTAAGCAGGAAGTAACTGATGGTTTTGTTGCCAAGGAAACTGGCAAGGGCTTGTCAACCAATGACTACTCTACTGAAGACAAGAACAAGTTGGCTGGTATCGAAGCTGGTGCAACCAAGAACGGCGTTTCTTATGATGCAGCATCAGGTACTTTGACTTTGACAGGTTTTGCTGAAGTTGTAGCGTAACTTATTGAATAGGATGTAAGAAATTTAACTATGGCTAATGAGAATTATTTCCAGAATCTCAATATCGCCGGTCAAAATTTCAAGGTAAGCCCAACTTGGGAACAACTTGGGCTTACCAAATCCTATTTGCTTACACTGCTTGCCCGTGACATGTATACCCCACAGGCAACTCAGGCTCCATCATCTACAGACGTATATTATACAGATCCTGCTGACGGTAATGCGGCTCCTTTCAGAGAAGGGCAATGTTGCGTTTATCCCGATAGCGAAAGTTCTGATGGTTGGGGTTTCAGTATTGCTAAGCATATAGAGACCGACGCAGAAGGATTGCCTACCAGTATCGTATGGCAGAGATTCATAAATGAAGCCCCTATGGGCAAAGAAAAGATTTACAGCCTATTCGGTTTGCCAGTTGAATGACGGTGAACGAATGGGCTTTTTATTATTAATGATAAAACTAAAACAATATGTCAAAAGTAGATGAAAACGATTTGAAGTATTTCAAGGAGGCTTGTGACATTACATATCAAGGCAAACTATTGAAGTTTACTAATGTTGAAGCATCCAATTGGGTAAGCGATTCTACGTTTACCGACTTTCCTTATTGTTGTAACGTGACATGTACTGGAGTTACAGAAAACATGGTTCCTGAAGTAATATTCAGTCAAGCTGATGCAATGAGTGGTGATTACGCTGTAGTTTGTGAATCATTTGCAAATGTAGTGCGTATCTATTCAAAGAAGAATATATCAATTACTATTCCAACAATTATAATTCATAAGTAATATGAGAGGAAGTACTAATGCTTTAGGTAAAAACCAAAGCATCAGTACTCAATAACAACATTTATAAAAATTAAGATTATGATAGGAATAACCAACGCAACAGGAGGTGGAGGACTTCAGGGAGAAATCCTGAACCTTTCCCTCGTGTCCAACCAAGCCAGTCACGACAGTTTGCTTGGTGCAATCATTACTGTATCTCATCCGGGAGGAAGCACTGAATATACATGGGAAGGCTCGGAGATTTCCGTAAACATCCCTCCTTATGTAGAATATTCGGTTGAATACTCGAAAGTCGAAGGATACAAGACTCCCGAACCATTC